GGGTCCGTCCCCACCCTGGACCGCACGACCGCTTACTTGGGGGGAGCAGCGGAATAAAAATCGCTTCCCCCGTTTTCATTCGAGGGATACCAGTGAAACAGAACCACGCCAACCGACCCAAGACCCGTGGCCCGTATCGGAGGCGCCCCATCTCCATGCGCCACACGATGCTTGTGGAGGAGTATTTCAAGAACGGGTTCAATAAGACGGCTGCTGCGAAACACATGGGATATTTGAGCGCCGATGGCTACATCAAGCGCTTGTTTGAGAACCCCAACGTAGCAGAGGCAATCGAGAGAAAGAGAGCTGCCATCATGGAAAAATATGAAGTCACGGAAGAATGGGTGATGGAGCGGCTGAAGTATCTCGCCGGGGCCAACACTGGTGATATCCTCTTGAAGCTGGAGCAGGGCGAGTGGGACTTGTCATGCCTCACCTCGGAGGAGCGGTTCGCCATCTCCAAATTCCAGGAGGAGGTGTTCTACGAGGGGCGCGGCGAGAACAAGAAGGCCATCACCAAGCGCAAGATCGAGGTCGCCGACAGCATGCCCGCCCTCGTCGCTATCATGCGTAAGCTGGGTATGTTCAACGACAAGGTGCATCTGACCGGTGAAATTTCGCTGGTTGACCGCATCCAGGCGGGCCTGAAACAGGCCCAGAAACCGGAAGAGGAGACAGACTAATGACTACGAAGTGGGACTTGGATTTGGCTGACAAGATCGGCGAGCTGCGAGACGACCCCTTGGGGTATGTGATGTTTATGTTCCCCTGGGGAACTGACGAGAGCATTCAGATGGCGGAGCTTCGAGAGCCTTACGCCTCGCGCTTCGGCACGAGGTACGGCCCGGACATATGGCAGTGCGAGTTCCTCGACCAGCTTGGTGAAGAGACCAAGAAGAACGGGTTCGACGGGCGCACTGCGGTAGATGCCGTTCGAAGAGCCACGGCTTCCGGCCACGGCACTGGTCTGTCAACGATGCAGGCGTGGCTTATCAAGTTCATCCTTGACACCCGCCCGTACTCGGCTGGCGTCCTGTTGTCCCTCACTTCCAGGCAGTCAGAGCAATCGTGGGCTGAATTGCAGAGGTGGCACCAAAAGTCCAAGACCAATAACTGGTTCACGATGACGGACGACAGGCTGTCGTTTAACGATTACCCGGATTACTGGGGATGCAGCCGAATGTACGTCCAGGGGGGCAGGCCGTTCGACTGGGAGAAGCTCGCCGGTTTTATGAGGTGGGACAGCACGGTGTTTTACATCTTCGATGAAGCAGCCAATATACCCATGAAATACTTTGTGGTGCGCGAAGGCTCCATGGTCGATGGCGAGCCCATGGTGTTCGACTTCGGCTTGCCTCGCGGCCCAGGCGCGTTTATGGATAACTTCAAGCCGGGCAGCGGATATACCACGCGAAACATCGACAGCCGCGACGTGCAGATCACAAACAAGGCGCAGCTCAACCAGTGGGCGGATGACTACGGCGAAGACAACGACTTCTTCAAGGTTCGCGTACGAGGCGTCTTCCCGGGTGAAGAGGGATCACGTGATACCAAGTAAACTCACTGCCGACGAACAACTGGCTGACGCCCTGGCGGGTTTTCGACAAGACCCGCTGGGGTATGTCATGTTCATCTTCCCGTGGGCCACCGATCCCGGCATTCAGTTGGTGGAGCTCCAGGAGCCTTACAAGTCCCGCTTCGGATGTAAGTACGGCCCGGACGTGTGGGCGTGCGAATTCCTCGACCAGCTCGGGGACGAGATCAAGGATCGTGCGTTCGACGGCAGGAATGCGGTGGACCCCATTCAGTTCGCGACGGCTTCGGGGCATGGTATCGGTAAGTCCGTTCTCACGGCATGGCTTATCAAGTTCATCATGGATACCCGCCCGTACGCCAAAGGCGTCGTCACCTCGGGTAAGGCAGACCAGCTCAAGACCAAGACATGGGCTGAGCTCGGGAAGTGGCACAGGAAGTCCCTGACGCAGCACTGGTTCACCTACAACGCTGGCCGGGGCGCCATGAACCTGTCCCACAACGAGTTCCCCGAGGACTGGCGCTGCGATGCCCAGACCTGTAAGGAAGAGAACTCCGACAGCTTCGCCGGGCTGCACGCCGCGAACTCGACACCGTTCTACATCTTCGATGAAGCAAGCGCCGTCCCCGACAAGATTTACGAAGTGCGCCAAGGTGGCACGACTGACGGCGAGCCCATGGTGTTCGACTTCGGGAACCCGACTTCGCGCCTCGGGTACTTCTTCAAGAATTGCGAGGGCGAGTTCGCCCATCGCTACATCACCCGCAGCATCGACAGCCGCGACGTGCAGATCACCAACAAGAAGCTGTTTGCGCGCTGGGTTGAAGATTACGGCGAGGAGAGCGATTACGTCAAGGTTCGCGTACGCGGCATCTTCCCGACCGTGGGTGACAACCAGTTCATCAGCGACGAGATGGTAGAGATCGCGATGATGCGGCCCGTACCTGAGTACCGCGAGACTATAAACGCCCCCCTTATCATCGGCGTGGACGTAGCGCGCAAGGGCGAGGACGAGAGCGTCATCAAAGCTCGGCACGGCAGGGATGCCCGTACGTATCCGGCTCGATACTTCAGGAAGCTGGACAACATGCAGCTCGCCAACCGGGTCATCGAGACGATCAGGGAGTTCCAGTCGATAGGGCTTCCGCCGTCTGCCGTATTCATCGACGGCGGCGGCACGGGCGGCGGCGTCTATGACATTCTGATGCACGCCGGATACGACGTAACCGAGGTCCAGTTCGGGTCCACTCCAACGGACGCAAATATGTATCGGCTGACGTGCGACGAGCTGTGGGGGAAGATGAAGGATGCCATAGCTCGCAACCTCGTTCTCCCGATTGATGACGAAGGGCGCGAGCTGAAGACGCAGCTCACCGACCGGCAGTTCGACCACACTCCGCGCGGCGATAAAATCTTTATGGAGGCCAAGAAAGACGTCAAGGCTCGCGGCGGCGTAAGCCCGGATAGGGCCGACGCCCTGGCCTTGACTTTCTATCGTGACGTGGAGCCGGTGGGTATCGGGGCCGTCCAGGGCGCGGGGCCGAAGAAGGCTGAGAGTGAGTACAACCCACTCGACGCTGCTTACGATTGACATTCACGCCCGCGTCGTGTAGGATAAGCGTACTCTTTCAAGGAGACTATATTCATGGGAAGCGCCCCGAAGGCACCACCCCCTCAAGAGCTGCCCGGTCTGCCGCCGCCGCCACCCACTGAGTTAGACCCGGCGGTGAAGGCGCGGCGCGAGCGTTTCAGAGCTTCCGCTGTACTCGGCGGCAGAGGATCAACTATTCTGACTTCCCCGAGGGGTTTACCCAGCGGTGACGACCAGAAGACACTTTTAACGAGCTGAGGAGAGATACGATGGCGGTATCAAAGAATAGCGGGAAAACTAGCGACAGCGGAAAGTCCAGCAGGGATGACAAAAACCGGGACCCCGGCGGCAGCGGAAGTACGGGCAGCGGAAGTACGGGCGGCGGCGGCATCGGCAGCAACAAGGGCGAGGGGAGAGACGACAAAAAGAACACTACGAAGAAAAAGGTGACGCCCGCGACGGCAGAAGGTCCGAAGGGGCCGACTACCCCGACCGAGGCTAACACCGGGAACCAGAGCGGCATCGGCGGGTATCAGCAGGCCGTGATGAATGCTATCCTCGGGCGCCGGGCCAAGCGTGGCGCCACGGCGCTGACTGGTTCTGTCGCCGACACCACCAAGAAGAAGCTCTTCGGCCTCTAAGGGATCACGTGATACCATGGAACACGAACAAATAGACAAGAAGTATTTCCAGCGCCGCATGGGTGCCATGGAAATCGAGCGGTCGAGCTTCATTCCGCACTATAAGGAAACGTCTGCGTTCGTGCAGCCGCGCAAGGGTAACTTTTCCAAACAGGACCGCAACAACGGCAAGAAGAAGTACACGGAGATCATCAACAGCGCCGCGTCGGACGCGCACAAGATTGCGCGATCCGGCCTGCTTGCGGGTATGATGTCTCCGTCGCGTCCATGGTTCAAGGTGCAGACCGCCGACACCGATCTCATGGAGTTCCAGCCCGTCAAGGTGTGGCTGGAGATCGTGGAGCGCACGATCAACGCCGTCTTCAACGAAAGCAACCTGTATAACATGGCGCCCGGCATGATCGGGGAGCTTCTGACGTTCGGCACCGGGTATATGTCGCACGTCGATGACTTCGAGGACGTGGCCCGCTTTTATACGCATACGGCGGGCAGCTATATGATTGCCCAGGACGAACGGTTCGTTCCGAACACCGCAGCCCGCGAGGTTGAGTGGACGGTTCACCAGCTCGTCCGTGACTTCGGCATCGAGAACGTGAGCCCGTCCGTGAGAGCGGCGTACGACCGCAGCGATTATGACACCCTGTACCCCATGGTTCACTTCGTTGAACCGAACCCGCATATGGACAAGCGGAGCAAGCTGTCCGTAGCGAAGAAGTTCCGCTCTGTATATTTTGAACCCGGCAAAGATAACAACCAATTCCTCAGCTTCAAGGGCTTTGACGAGTTCCCCGGATACATCGCCCGGTGGGACGTGACCGGGGAGGATATCTACGGGACAGACTGCCCGGCCATGACGGCCCTCGGCGATATCAAGATGCTCCAGGTCGAGGAGAAGCGCAAGGCCCAGGCCATCGACAAGATCGTCAACCCGCCGCTGCACGGCCCTGGTAGCCTGCGTAACGTGCCTGTGTCCGGGCTCCCCGGCGCCACCACGATCTACGACGCCAACGGCAGCGCCGAGCTGAAGCCGGTATACCAGATCAACCCGAACCTCGGGGAGCTGCGTCTGGATATCGAGGCGGTGGAAGGCCGCATTAACTCTGCGTTCATGGTCGATATGTTCCTTGCCATCTCGCGTATCGAAGGTATCCAGCCCCGGAACGAACTCGACATCGCCAGCCGCAATGAAGAGCGCTTGTTGATGCTCGGCCCCGTGCTGGAGCAGATACAGGGTGAGTGGGCGGACAAGATGATTAACCGCACGTTCAACCAGTGCCTGAAAGCCGGTATCCTGCCGCCCGCCCCCGAAGAGCTGTCAGGGGCGCCACTTCGCATCAAATATATCTCGACCCTCGCGATGGCGCAGCGCGCCGTATCGACGCAGAGCATCGAGCGATATGCAGCGTTCGGCCAGAGCCTCGTGGCTGGCGGATGGGACGGCGCTCTCGATAAGTTCGACGCCGACCAAGCGATGGACGAGTACGGCAGGGACATCGGCGTCTCCCCGAGCATCATCGTGCCTGACGACGTCGTACAGGCCAACAGACAGGCTCGGGCACAGGAAGCGGAGAAGCGGCAAGCCCTGGAGACCCTGCAAAGTCTGTCCGGCTCCGCGAACCAAGCTGCGGGCGCCCTTGATACAGTGACGGGAGGTCAGTGATGTCTGACGAACTTGACGATCCGCTCGACCCCTATGAGGGC